ATGACTGTGGACCAGTGCCACAATCTCCCCCTGCATCTCTGCCCGCAGCCAGTCTTCCGGTGCAATACGAAAATACGCCTCCGGCTCTGCAGAGATATTCACACACGGCAGATACCGCTCCCCCTCCGGCGTTCTCACCACGAAGCCGCACGACTCCGCAGGCACACACCGCCGGGTGTGTGCCAGAATCACTGATTCTGTCTGTGTCATTGGATTTACTGCGAAAGTTTGTTAATGGAAAGGAAACCGCCAAAATTAGCCACCATGCCGCGCATCTCACACCCGCGCATGCACTTGCTGCATCTGTCCTTACGGATATCGGTGGTGGGGTTGTCGAACTCATCCGCCACCGCAGGACCGTTATACCCGCATTCATCTCCCCGGTAATCCCACATACAGGTGTTCGCCAGCATGATGCGACCAGGAAACAGCGCCCCGTCCGTCTCCGTCGGTGTTGCCAGCACAAACGAGGCTGTCATGGCCGTCAGCTCTGACATCTGCTCCACCACCCAGCGGTCGCTCAGCTCCTGCTCCGGGTCGGCCTCCGGATTGCCTGCCACAAAGTTCACCGCATCCAGAAAACGCGCATACACCCGGCGGCGGACCACCGTGGCACCCACCAGGCTCTGCAAATCCTCCGCCATCCCGGTGACAAGACCGAACAGATTGGACACCGTCAGCGACGGGCGGGCACTGCTGCCCTTTCCGTTCATCTCAAAGCCACTGCCGTCAATCGGGTATGCCTGATATTGCCGCCCCTGCCAGGTGACCGCCTCCCCTTTTTCATTCAGCTCATTGCAGAAAAAATACCGCTCACCACCCTGTACCGTCAGGTCGATTTCCCAGAGTACCACCCGCGGTGACTGCTCTGACTTAACCGACTCGTTCAGGCTTTCTTCGTGAATATCCTGCATCAGTTCACCACCTGCTCTATCGTGCAACTGAAATCACTGTACCGGGCATTATCCGTGACACTCCACTCACGGCACACAACCCTCACCGTCCGGTTATGTTTCGGCGGTCGCCACAAAAAGGCACGGTAACCACCATGCCACGATAAAAACTCTTCCAGCCAGCGCCGGGTTGACTCATCCGTCACCCGGAACACCGCCTGAAACGTCTTCAGTTGAGGATTCAGCCCTGTGGGGCGGCGCTGTTCATAACCGTCACCAAACCGCACCCTCACCACCGACGGCTTCTCACTCACCTGCATCCCTTCACGCGGGACCAGATGCAGCGTTTTTATCTCAGCCACTCAGCATTCCTCCGTCACGTCGCATGGACAGCATCACCGCCTGCACCCGCTGGTCAATCAGCTGCACAAGACTGCCTGCCGCCTCCGGCCCTATCTGGCCATTAGTCCCGTCATTCTGAATGGCGATATGGTAGACCGGGGAATACACCAGACCCGCACTGCCGTTCATACTACCCACCGCGCGCACACCCAGCGAGCCATCCGCCGCCCGCGTCAGAGGCATAATGGCTTCAGGTCCGGCCTCCCCCATCAGCCCGGCCCCTTTTGCAAAGGCAAAGTACGTGGGCGTATCCACAATACTGTTGCTGTACGCACTCAGGTTTGCCGAGGTATACACGCCGCCTTTTGCATTGGCCACCGCCCCGCCCAGCCAGTCACCAATGCTGCCGAGAAATCCTCCCGCACCGGACATACCGTTTGCCGCCGTCTTAATTCCGTTGACAATCGCGGCATTCATAAGAACTTTTGATATTTCCTGCAGCACTGATGAGGCCCAGCTGCGCCATTCCACTTTATTCCCGTTCAGCATCTCCGTGATGTTATTCACCATCCCTGAGATACCCTCCGTCGCAAGCTGTGCTGCCTGTGAGGCGTAATCGGACGCATTATCCACCCAGTTACTGAACCCCTCCTGCAGCCCTTTCTGCCAGTCCGCACGCTGCACATCCGATTCGGCATAAAAGGCTGCCTGGTCCTTAAGGCGTTCGCTCAGATACTGCGCGTTCTGTGCCCGTGCCTGTCTGTAAAAATCCTCACTGATATCCCCGGTCTGATACTGAGACTGAAGGTCCGCATCCTTCTGGCGGAAGCTGTCGCGGATCTGCTGCAACTCCCGCATGCGTTCCCTGGCTCGTTCTCCCTGCCCGTATCCCAGCAGTTCGGCTTCATTTGATGCACGCGCAGCCACATTATCATTCTTCAGGGTCTCTTCCCGGGATCGCAACTGTTCCCGGATTTTTTGCTGGTCAATCAGGGCCGCGTTACGCAGCAGTTCCTGCTTCTGCATCTCCGTCAGGGTTTTCAGTTCGCCCTGCGCAGTCTGGTACTTCAGCTTCGCCAGCTCTGTATTCTGACCCGCCAGTGCCAGTTGCTCTTTCTGCTGCTTCAGTAGCCGGGAAAAACTGTCTTCCGCTTTTTCCGTCTCTGATTTTCCACCCCGGGATTTGGGTTTATTCGCCTCGTTATTGCGCCAGGCTTCCAGGGCATTACTGATATAACGTTGTCTCGCCTCCTGATACGGATCACCCACAAAACCGAGGTCATCCGCCGCATACCCCAGTCGGACACGCTCTTTTTCTTCCCCTTTCAGTCTGGACAGGGCCAGCTCACGCTCTGTTTTTGTCAGGGCACTCTGCTGTTTATCATCCAGGGTGGCCTGCGGCAGCCGTAACGGCACATTCACCAGTCCCTGCCGCTGCTGAAGCAGTTCATTACCCAGCCCCAGCAGACGGTTGAATTCCGTATGCTGACCGTTCATAACCAGCATGGACTGGTACACCTTATTCTGCTCTGCCGCCTGCTGACGAATTAACGCCACACGACGGTCTTCCAGCCCGGCAAGCACATCCTGAATGGACTGCGCTTTTTCCTGCATCTGTGCCAGACGGGACTGCTCAACGGCAAGCTGCTCTGTTGCCTGAGCAAGCCCTTCCGTTACGGTCTTCACCGAGGTCAGATGGTTTATCATGAATCCGTCACCGGTCGTCCAGCCCGGGTTCGCCAGAACATACTGATATCCTGCGATTTTTTCCTGCAGGGATTTCACCCGACTGGCCTGTTCATCAATCAGTCGGTTCTGCTCTGTCAGCGCCGCCCGTGTTCGTCCTTCATTATCTGAGGCTTCAGGCAAAGACATTGACGGCGTTTTATGCGCGATTTCATCTATCGTCAGTGCATACTGGCGCGCAGACTCCCTGGCCTGCTCCTGATTCTGGTACAGCGTGTACCATGCTGCAGCCCCCAGCATCACCAGTCCGGGTACGCCACCAACCAGCCCCAGCGCACCGCTCATCAGACGTGAGCCCACCGCCGTTGTACTGTTCAGCGCATTCTGGGCGGCGCTTCTGGCAGCAATATTTCTGTTCAGGCGTTCCTGTGTGGCCACCAGACGGGCCTCTGCAGCAATCTGCATCTCCGTCCCGCGGGCTGCCGCCACGGCCTGCTGAGCACGGTACACGGCTGCCCTTGCCCGCGCCGTGGCAATCTGCGTTCCCCTGAACTGTGCTTCCGCCAGTGCAACTTCATTACGTGCAGCCGTCACAAGTCCTGCCGTGGCAGACATCGCTCCGGAGGCCATATTGCCAAAGTACCGGGCAACCCCGACGGCAACCAGCGCCCCCGCGGCTGTTGCCACATTATCAATATTACCGGCAACACCGTTCAGCACGCCGGAGAGCGTTTTCGTCGCTCCGCTGGCCTCATTCGCACCGCCCACCCAGGCCATAAAGGCGTTTTCCACCTTTGTGATCCCGTCAGAGACCGTTTCTGGCATGGCGGCATATTCATCACGCAATGTCCCCAGCTGGCTGATTAACGCGGGCACGACTTTATCCGCCGTCAGTTGACCATCGTCCGCCATCGCCTTCAGATCTTTACGGGCCACGCCCATGCCTGCAGCCAGTGCACGAATGATCCGGTCACCACTTTCATTGACCGAATTAAATTCCTCACCGCGCAACACACCCTGTGCCAGCGCCTGGCTGAACTGGGTGATCACCGAACCCGCCTCAGCCGTACTGGCACCGGAGATTTTCAGCCCCGTGGAAATGGCCTCCGTCACCTTCAGCACATCATCAGCACTGTAACCATATTCACGCATCGAGGCAGCCGAACGGGCAAACAGGGCCGCATTATCCGAAAAAGCGGTACCTGTCCGCTGACTGATATCCATCAGCACTTTCTGTGATGACGAAAATTCATCGGATGACTGTGATGCCTGTTTCAGACGGGCATTTACGGAACTCCACTCATCCGCCAGTGAAATCAGGTGTCCGGAGGCAAAGGCACCGGCAAATGCGCCAGCCACTCCGACAGCAGAACCGCGAATTTCCGTCAACTGGCTGTTCAGTTCTGCCAGGGCGCGTCGCTGCTCCCGGGCTGCCGCAGCGGCCTGACGCCCGCCATTTTGCAGGGTCCGGTAATATTCACTGCCCATGCGGGAAGCACGCTGGATCTCCGACTGGAATGACTGTGAATTTGCCGAAATTTTGATAATCAGTTCACGTAACGTCGCCATTAACCTTTCTCCGGGCGCAAAAAAACCGCCTCAGCGATTCTCATCATTTATGACTGTGCTGCAAGGCTCAGCGCGTCTTCCAGCGCCGCAAACGGATCCACCTCCGGCTTGTCCTCATCCTCTCCCCAGCAGAGCATGGCGTCCTTCAGTGCAACATTCACCCCCTGCGCCCCGAAAACCGCTTTCACGATCTGCGCATTACGGATATCCCCGCGCTCATCACCCAGCGGGGATATCCTGTCGAACTCCATCCACATCATCGCCTCGCTCGCACTCAGGCTATGCCGCAGTTCGGATAAGGTGCGCCCCAGACGGAGCGCAAGTCGCATCAGAAAGCGAATTTCCGGGCGGGCTACTTTTTTCTGGCCGACTCTGCATCAGCGATCAGGTCCAGTGCCTGACGCAGCAAGCGGGCATGTACCGGACCATAGACGGCCAGCACCTGCTCACGGTCGTCCGGAGTGAACACCCGCTGCAGGTCCGTATCACACAGAACATCGCAGAACAGCGTCACATCCGCTTCCAGATTACGGCGGGTTTTCGCCACCACCGACAGGGTCTCGTCACCCGCATCACCGCCATCCAGCACTTCCCGCCACAGATACCAGGCCTCTGCCGAAGGCTCCCGCAGCACCACGCTGACATTTCCCCATTCCGGCACCTTCACCGTTTTATGACGGAACCCCGACAGCCTGGCCAGTGCCAGTGTTTTCAGATCTTTTGCCATAAGCCTTATCCGCCCGCACCATTAACCGTTACCGTACACGCGTCAGAGGTAATGCTCTGCGGCTGTTCTGCAGAATCCATTACCATGCAGGTATAAGCCCCCTTATCACCTGACTGCGCATTGGCTTTACTGAAAGTGTCAGTAGTCTGTCCCTCGACCGGCTGACCATCCTTCTTCCAGGCGTATTTATAAGGCGGCGTTCCCCCGTTGACACTGACTGACATTGTCAGCAGCGCACCTGTATTCACGGTAAGTGTCTTCTCCGGATTTTTCATAAACGCCAGCGGTACCACATAAGAAACAGGCTTACCTTTCAGTCGCAGTGAGAACGTTGCAGCCACCACGCCGTTGGTACCGGATGACCAGGTGTGCTGACGCACTTCCGCCAGGAACTTAAAGCCCTTACCGGACGGAAACTGCACCTTAAACGCATACACAGTGTCATTATCATAGGCATCACGCAGGGCATTCTGAGCCTGATTAAGATAAAAGTTGCCCGACATGGAAATCTCGGACGATGCGCCCAGACCGTTGATATTCTCCTGCTCTGTGGAGCAGAGCGTGGTCACATCAATATCCTGTTTCTGCCCGGCGGTGAACTGGACCTCCTTGATGGTGCAGTCCAGACGCAGATATTCCGCCTTCTCCATGGTTTCAGCAGTCGCCGGGGCAGATGAAATCATCACCTGCGTCAGCTGTGAACGTTCATACAAAGCAGACATTCTGCCTCCTGATAATAAAAAACCCGCACGCGGCGGGTTATGGGTTCTGTTGAAAAAATTACACCGTGACCTGAAATTCCAGGGTTGCACGGTAACAGCGGTTTTCCGGAATATAGCTCTGCATTTCACTGACGGATCCCGGGGCCAGCAGCATTATGGCTTCACGGGCGTCCTGACGTATCTGACGCGCCTGCGTCACAGTCCCGGCATAAACGTCTATCTGCACCGACACTGAGGACTCCGCCTGCCCGCCCATCACGTCCGCCGACACCGATGAAATCAGGCTGAAAACCACCCACGGAAGCGCCACCGACGGCCTGCCATCCAGCAGGGGGACCACATACGGGTACACCTGCCCGCCGGCAAGATGTGCCAGATGAGGATACAAATCCGCCTCCGTCATCGTCTCAGTACCTCATCAATGGCCCTGTTCATCCGAGCAATCGCCACCTGTGCCGCCTGTTCACTGCGCACATCAAATGCCGGGCGCACAAACGGGTGCGGTGGCATATTCACGGTCCCCATTTCCACAAACCGCCAGTAGAAAGCATTGCGCGGGTTATCCGCCTTCATGGTGTTATCGCTGTTACCGGTGTCCGGATTAACACCCCGGATATGCACACCGGATTCCATCCCGCCATCGCGGGAGCACCGGGAAAGGACCACCACATTGCGGCGCAGTTTTCCCCTGCGTACCGGTGCCCGTGACACCAC